TAGCAGGTAACTCAGGCGCATACACTAGAAAAACTATTGTAATGGCGGCTGGAGATTACATTGAAGGTCGTGTTGGAATTGCTTGTGGAAACTCAGACTCTTTATGTTTTAGAGGTTGTTCAGAAGCAACCTGTGTAAGATATTGTATATCAGGAATTTGTACGTGTACTTGTACAGAAGGTGGAAGAGGAGGAATTTCTTACTGTTCTACAAACTCATCATTTTATTGTTGTTACAGAGCAAACGGTTTCTGTTATACTAGAACAGATAACGATAACTGTGGAATAATTTGTAACAAGTGTAATGGTTCTTTCGAAGGAAGATCATTTAATGGTGACATTAACTGTCCAAGTAGAATTTCATGTGTAAGTGCTTTTGGATGTTATCCAACTTGTATTTGTATGTTTAACTACCACATACCTACTCCGTATGGACAGTTTTCATTATGTGGTAACAAACCGGTTTTTGCAAACGAAAACAGAACTCAGTCAGCAGATTGGTCAGGTCAAGGTAGACACCAACACGTTGCAACACTAGGATCTGGTAGATGGCCAACAGGAGGAATTCCATTCTCAACTTGTTGGGGTAAATCAGGTGCTTGTAACTGTTACAACAATGAAGGTTGTGTACCAGTTATGCCTTATGGAACTGGCGGTATGGGACCTTTCCCATGTCCAGGTGTAAGGGATCACGCAACAAGAGGCGGACACGGAACTGTTAGAATTAAATTTATAAGGTAAGGATAAAAATATGGCAAGTTTAACAACACTACTTAAAAACAAATACTCGTTTTTCGTTGGTAACGAGCAAAACCTTGAAAGAGGTGAAATATATTCTTACTATCCAGGTAACCACTACACGAACTTTAGATGTCACGTGTGTTGGGTTCCACCAAGAGCAGGTTGTGCCAGAATAGAAATTTGGGGTGCAGGCGGTTCAGGTGCAGAGATGTGCTGTTGTGGTGGAGGTATACCAGGAAACCCAGGTGCATATTCAACAAAATGTATAAGAATTGAACAAGCAGATATTGATGCTGGAACATCATTTGTATGTGGTGTAATTGGATTCAGTTGTGGTAACGCAAGTGATTTATGTCACAGAGGAAGATCAGAACCAACACAAATTTGTTGGTTTGGTAACAACCAACAAGATGGTTGTATGTGTGCCCAAGGTGGTAAAGGTGGATACTCTTACTGTTCAACTGGAACATCATTGTACTGTTGTTTTACAGCAGGCGGATTCTGCGGAAACAGAGTAGGTAGTGATGGTTGTGGAGTAATTTGTAATTACAAAGGTGCCGCTGATACTGATTGGTGTGCTCAAGCATATGGTGGAGACATTAACTGTTATGGTGGTTTCTCTTGTGCAAGATTTGAAAGATGTCAGCCAAACTGTAACTGCGGTAAGATAATGATTTTAAGAATACCATCAGGTATGTGGTCAGAATGTGGTGGAGAAATTCATTACACAGTTGACCAAAACGGTAGAAGATACAGACACTCAGGTGCAGGTGGACACCATGGTGCAACTCACCCATTGAACTTAATGGGTAGAAATCCAACACAAGGAGCGGCTTACACTGCTTGTTGGACAGGAAATACAAGTTGTGGATGTTATGAATGGAATGGTTGTACAGCATTTATGCCAGCAGGTATTCCAGGACAAGGACCAACACCATGTGATGGAGTAAGAGATCACGCACACAGAGGTGGACATGGAATGATTAGAATAAGATTTATAGCGGATGTGGATGAAGATCCAACATACCCAGAATACCAATAGGAGTAAATAAAGTATATGGCAACACTTAAAGGACTTTTAATACAGAGAAATACTGCTGTACCTCAGGAAGAAAACCTAGAAAAAGGTTATATCTGGTCATGGACTCCTGGTTCAGATTTTACAAACTTTTGTAACGGTATATGTTGGACTGCTCCAGCAAACGGCGCCGCACTAATTGAGATTTGGGGTGCTGGTGGATCTGGTTCAAGAATGTGTTGTTGTGGTGACGGATTACCAGGAAATGCTGGTGCATACGTTAAAAAATCAATTAATGTAGAACAAGGTGACACAGTAACTGGTTGTACAGGTATGCCATGTTACGCTCACCCATTATGTTTTTCAGGCTGTTCAAATGCAACAGGAATTTGTATTGTAACAGCATCTAACGGCGACTTATGTATGTGTGCTGAAGGTGGAAGAGGTGGTACTTCTTTCTGTAACCCAAACACACACTCATTGTATTGTTGTTTCGGAGCAAACGGTTTCTGTACAACAAGATGTAATAACAGTTATTGTGGAGTGGTATGTAACCACTGCTCAGGTGCCTGGTGTGCATTTGGATACGGTGGTGATGTATGTTGTTGTGGACAGATTGGTTGTGTAAGTTACTTTGGATGTTATCCACATTGTAAATGTCAATTCCAAAGACACGTACCAACTCCAGCAGGATTATTTGCAGAAGAAGGCGCATTGATTACTTTCCAAACTGAGTCGGATGGAACTCCGATGTCACAATGGTCAGGTAACCAATTATTTCAGTTTTATGCGGCACTTAACTCAACTTCTAGAGCACCTAGAATGGGAACTCCAAACAGTTATTGTTGGAGATCAGACAGATCGTGTGGTTGTTATGAATCACAAGGTTGTTCAAACTACCTACCAGTAGGAACAGGTGGAATTGGACCTAATGCTTGTCCTGATGTTAGAGATCACGGTATCAGAGGTGGATTCGGTGGCGTAAGAATTAAGTTTTTAGCGAGTTAATATAGGAATTCGCTAAATAGAAGTATAAAATATAGGAGCAAAACAAATGGCAATTACAGTTAACTTTGATATACCAATGCCAAACGAGCCATATGTGAACGACTTTAGCAATGGCAATACGCAATCGGCTACTTTCAAAGGTGCTAGATACTGGAAAGTAGAAAAATCGGATTCCGACGGAACGATTGGAGCCGTAATTGCTGATGGCGACACAGAAGCAGAATTAGACAATGGTGTACCAGCAAGAGAAGGAACTTCCTTCCACGTGATAGATGCACAACAAAATCCACTACAAGCGGCTTACATTACAGGAATGTACGAAACAGGTGATGTTGCAGATTACGAAGAAGACATCGGAACAACTGATGCAGAAGGTAATCCAGAAAAATGGACGTACTATTGGAACGATGAAACAGGCTGTATATCTCAAATATACTTGCATGGAACATTAAAGTTTGATGGTACAAACTACACAGGACCTGATTTCAGATCTCATGCAATACCTGATGATTCTTTTAATGATACATACGCAAATCAAAAAGCAATCATTCAAGCAGAGATTGACGGCGGATCTCATCCTGCAGAAAAAGTAACAGAACTTGAAGCCTACATTACATGGTTGGACAACGCACCAACAAAATATGCAGGCATAAAACACTGGAAAATCCCTTTTCCAGCATTCCCAGAAATATAAGATCCAAGAATTAATCATGTAACTGTGTGTTCTCGATACATACAGTTACATGAACACTCAAACTGAAAGATCCAAAGCAATATTTCTAAACGGTGGCATAGGAAGAATTCTATGTGCAATTCCGGCAATAGAAAAATATCAAAAAGAATCAGGTGACGAAGATTTTATCGTTGTCATCGAAGGAAAATGTAACATATTAGATGGACATCCAACGTTGGATAGTAAAGCCTACGATATGTATCATAAAAATTTATTCCATACTCATATAAAAAAGAGAGATATTATAAGTCCTGAACCTTATAGAGTGTACGAATATTTTTCTCAACAATGTAATCTATCACAAGCATTTGATATTATATTGAATGACAAAGGGATAAGAGAATTAGATAAACCTAAACTTTATCTTTCTAAAGAAGAAAAACTAAAAGCAACTGAAATTTTAAACGAGTGTAAAGAAAAAATTAAGGCAGACAAGTATGTCGTATTCCAACCCTTTGGCAGAGCAATAAAACAAATAGATTCTAGTTTTGTAGACCCAAGTAATAGAAGTATTGAGTATACAAATTTTAAAAGTATTATTAAAAAATTACATAAAGAAAAATATGGTGTAATAGTAATGAGCGATTTTGGGATAGAACTTAAAAAAGAAAATTTCGAAATGGACGTTGCACAACCTGAAAATATAGACTTAAGAATATGGGCATCAATTATTGAACAAGTGGATCATTTTGTTGGTTGTGATTCAGTTGGACAACACTTTGCTTACAGTTTAGGTACTCCGTCAACAGTAATTACTGGAGCAACATTTCCTGAGAACACCACATATCCAGATAAAGATGGTGTAAACATTGTTGACCTAGGACAAAATGATAGACAATACGATCCAATCAGAATTACTTTCGACGAAAGAATAAGTCGAGTAAATGAAAACCTAATGTTTATGACTCCAGAAATAGAAGACTACGTTATAGATACTGTAATGGGAAGGGAAACCGATGAGTAAGAAAACAGGATACATAGCCGCGATTGCCAGAGGACATAATTCCGGTGTATGTTTGCTAAAAGATGGTAAAATAATTTTTTCAATCGAAGAAGAAAGATTAAGCCGAGTAAAATACGATGGTGGTCCATATGCTTCTATGGTAAAAATATTAGAATACACAGATAAAATCGATTACCTAGTTATTGCACATACACAATCATTAAAAGACAGAAGCACAGGTAGAGTAGATTACAATGGTGATGATGTTTATACAGGACTAGCAAGGAAATTAGGATTAATTGATAAGAAAGGCACAGCAAAATCTCCAGAGCATCCACAAGTAATTGACCTTTCACATATACATCACAAACTACACGCCGCTTTGGCTTTTTATAGATCAGGTTGGGATGATGCCGCGGCTCTAATTGTTGACGGTGCTGGAACTTTTATTCCGGCTACTCACAGTGCAGGTCATCAAATGACTGTGTTCGAAACAGAAACAATTTTTGATTGTGCTTACCCTAATGATTTTATAACAAAATACAAACACTATGGAACAAGCGAAAACTGTCAATGTGCATATATTCCTAACTATCCATCAGATTCAATGGGTGAACCAGGAAGTACACATGAAGCAGTGTTTTCTGATAGAGCAGGAATAGTAAAAGTTTACGAAGCAGTGACGCAATACTGTGGATTCAGTGCCATTGAAGCAGGTAAAACAATGGGACTATTTCCGTATGGAAAACCAAACAAAGAAATTCCAGAACTTTTTGTACACAATGGTAAAGGAACTTTGAGTAATAGAAATGTTATTATTCCAACTTATCCCAATGCGGCACTTGTAAACTACGACAACTATCACAGTTTAGAAGAAAAATTACAAGTAGATCAAAAAGACTTAACAGAACTTCAAAGCAGAAGAGATCTTGCATATGCTTGTCAAACTGATACACAAGAAGAAGTTAGAAAATTAATTTACAAAGCAGTGGAAATGACTGGTAAGAAAAAAGTTGTCATATCAGGTGGCTATGGACTGAATTGTGTTGCAAATTATTATTATCTAGACACTTTACGCAAAGATGGGATAGAAATATATGTAGAACCAGTATCTAACGATGCCGGAACGGCAATGGGAGCGGCTTTACTGTACTACTATTCATTAGCACAAAGTACAGACAAAGGCACAACAAAAACATTATATCTTGGTCCTAAATATGACCTTACAAATAATGACATAATGAAATACAATGACGAAGATGGTATTGAAGTTGTAGATTCTACAGACGAAGAAGTTGCAAAACTTTTAACTGAAAAAAATATTGTTGCTTTATGGCAAGGTCAATCAGAAAATGGCCCTAGAGCATTAGGCAATAGAAGTTTATTATTTGATCCACGTTTCAAAGATGGTAAAGATTATGTTAATAGAGTAAAAAGAAGAGAATATTTTAGACCATTTGCTGGATCTATACTGCATGAATACACACATGAATGGTTTGATTTGCGTGGCATGGAAGAAACTCCACATATGATGTACGCAGTAAACTGCCAACCAGGTGTAGAAGAAAAAATACCTAGCATTATACACGTAGATGGAACTTGTAGAATTCAAAGTGTTAAAAAAGAAGACAATGAATTGTATCACAGATTAATTACAAAGTTTCATGAAATGACAGAATGTCCTATTGTGTTTAATACTTCGTTCAACTTAGGTGGAGAGCCTTTAGTAGAAACTCTTGATGATGCAGTTAGAACTTTAATAAATTCAGATATAGAATATCTATACCTGATTGAATATGGCAAATTAGTGAAGGTGAAAAATGGTTAGACAAAGTGCTTTTTTTATGAATGGTGGTGCTGGTAGGCATATTAGTTCCATACCCGCTTTAGAATTATATGCTAAAGAAAATCCTGATGATGATTTTATAGTTGTTTGCGAAGGTGGAACAGATGCATACAAAGGTCATCCTCTACTACACTTTAGAGCATATGACAATTGGCATAAAAACTTATTCCAAGACTTACTAAAAGATAGAAACCTAATTTCCCCGGAACCATACAGAGTATGGGAATACTACAATCAAAAATGCAGTCTTGCAGAAGCATATGATATTGCAATTAACAAAAAAGGACTTCGTAAGTTACCTAAACCAAGAATTTTTCTTTCTAAAGAAGAAATTTTAATGGCACGACAGATGATAAGTGAAGTCAAAGAAAAAACAAAGAAAAACAAAATTGTTTTAATACAGCCTTTTGGCAGAGGAGCAGAGAAAAAATCAGAATCTGAAGTGATTGATTTAACTGGCAGAAGCATAGAGTTGAAAAACTTATGGGCAATAATAAAAAAATTAAGCAAAGATTACGGTGTCATGGTGATGAGTGAATTTGGCTTAGAATTTAAAACACATGGTGGAATAAATCAGCCAGTTGCACTGCCTTTACAAACACACATAAGAATATGGGCTTCTTTAATTAAGCAAGTAGAACATTTTATTGGATGTGATTCAGTAGGGCAACACATTGCATATTCATTCGATAAAACTATGACAGTGCTAATAGGCAGTACTTTCCCAATTAATACGTCTTTTCCAGATAATGACAAAGTAGATATCATTGATTTAGGTAAAGATAGCCGCATATACAGTCCTATACGTATTACACAGGATGAATATTCCGACCGTCTAAATGAAGGAATCATGGAAATGGACGAAAATCAAGAGCAAAAAGTGGTCAATTCCGTGAAGTTCATGATCAAGCACAAACACAAAAAAAAGTAGTTTTTCAATTCCTATAAAAATAGGTAAATACACGTAAAAGAAGTAGATTACACTTATGTTTGACGTATCAAGACTATTTGGCAAGGGAATTAGAAACACTTTATTGTTGAAGAATGGACTTCAATTGTCCTACAATGGCCCATACGTGGTTGTTGGAACTGACACAGTAATGGATCAATTCCATGTGAACACATTTTGCACAGCAGAATATACACTGTCTGTGGATTATGATACAAACAACAAAGAGATCATTAAAGTATTAGTAAGTGCTACACCGTCTAACAGTTCTGTAACTGTTTACGGTAGAAGTAATATGGGCAATGATTTAGTTACTATCACAAGCACTGTGAACAATTCATACGTTAGAATTGTGTTAAATCCAGCACAAAAAACTCCAACTACCACATATGCGGGAGCAAAAGTTATTTTTAGTGCAACATATTTTCAAACACAGAATGCTTTACAAGGTGGAGATGCAGAATTAATTGGTTCAGGAAATAATTATGACAACACAAATGTAAATCAAGGACAAGGTGGAGGAAGTGGTTATTAAAATTGCAAAATAAATTTTAATAAATATAGAAAAAGATGGCTATCAACTATAAACAATTCGAAACACAATCTGGTTTTAAAAGTCCTGGCTTTACAGTTGACACAGCGGGTAACGTTGTTGTAAGAACACTTACTCAAACTTTTATTCCGGAAGAAGCAACTACACCACCTGATTTTACTGTTACTGAAACAGCAGGTGCATATAATTTTGCTAACTTCAGCGGCGACAATCCAACTATTTCATTAACAAGAGGTGAATCAAAAACTTTATCTTTGAACTTAACAAGTTTAGGATTTAACTTTTTTAGCCCATCTGATGCTAATCCAAATGTACCAGGCACTTTATTAAGCACAGGTTTAAGCCATGCAAACGTTGTAACAGGTAATACAATCATAAATGAAGAATGGACATTCACACAATCTTGGATACAAGAAACAAGTTTTGACAGAAAAGTTAAAGTCACAGTTCCAGATGTAACAACAATAACAAAATTAAGTGGTAAAAAAATACCAGTTGTAATTGCATTGCATGATGTTGGAAGCACAATGACATCTGTCACTGACAGTGTTAATTTTATCACAGATAAAGTTTTAATTGCTCCGCAAGGATACAGAAATACATGGAACGTAGGATACAGCACTAGTCAAGCAGATGATCAAGCATTGATCGATAGTATTTTAACAAAATTAGAAACTTACGATAATGTTGATACAAGAGACATTACAGTAATTGGTTATGGCGTAGGCGGACAGTTAGCATCACAATATTTCATACAAACACAAAAAACTAATTTAAAAAATTTAGTTTTAATATCAAGTTTATTGCACTTTGACCAACACAAAGTAACATATGACTCACAAAATAATAGAGTAGATACATTTTATTCTTTAACATTGAATCAGTTAGAAGCAGAAGATTCAACTCAAATGGTTTGGTCACCAGTTACACCGTTGTCTGGAAGAAATTATTTAATGTTTAATGGTACTAATAATTTAGATTGGCCTTACTCAGGCGGAATTGCAAATGGTTTAGATTTAAAAAGTGCTCAAGATACAATTTATGCCTGGGCAAAAGCAGAAAACGATATAGCAGATCAGTTAACATCCGGTGCAATTCAACCAGGTGGAGAAACTTTGTACAGTTACAAAAATGGTGCACTAAGATTATTTGCATATGATGGTGTAGGAAGTAACTTTGGTGACTACTTGACTGGCTTACAAAACTATATCACAACACAAATTGATGTTTCATCATATGAAAACATTCCTGTTGCAACAACTTTAACAGGTGCAGATGCACAAAATAAAAGCACAGGAACATTAACAATAACTGTACCGGTTGATACTCCAGATACTATATTCTACGGTGACGCAGATGGTAATCCGTTTGGAACAATTTCTATTGCAGACCCAACTTTTACAGGTATTGGAAGTTTCAGTGCAATTTTAAACACAGGCGATTTAATCAGTAACGGACAAGATGCTGAAATATCGTTACAACCAACAGGATCATACGGAACAGTTTCAATAAATCCAGCAGGTGGTGGATTTATTTCTAACATGGATATCAATGCAAGTTCAATTACCAGTGTAGGACAAACAACTTTAACACCTGTGAATGCAGATGTTGTGTTAAGTCCACAAGGCACAGGTGTATTAACTGTGAATCCTATTAATTTAAGCACATTAGACAACGTAGATATTGGGCAAACCACAGCAAGAAAAGGTTCTTTTTCATTGTTGAATTCGACCCAAGGAACGTTAAATAACACTACAATAGGAGCAACTGTACCAACAACTGGTGCTTTTACTAGTGCAACAGTAACAAGTGCCCCTACTGATGCTAATGATGTGAGTAACAAAAATTATGTCGACAGCACAAGTACGGTGTTGGCTATTGCGTTAGGAGTTTAATAAATGGCAAAACGTAAAGTAGTAAATTATATATTTCAACCAGGAATACCAAAGTCTGGAAATCTATTTCCTATTGCATATGATTTAATACAAACAAACCTAGAATTTTTAAAAGACGAAGCAGTCGCGTATGTGGCTGATAGAGTAGCAACTGACACAGCGGCAAATAATTTTCCTAACGCTGTTGCAAGATTAGACAATAACAAAGAATTTATTAAAGACGAAGTAGCGGCTTGGGTATTACAACAAGTTAATGCAAATGTTCCTCCATATGCAGGTTATGGCTACGATGTCTTAGCACTTGAAACAACTATTGACAATTACATCACAAGATTAAAAAATGACTTAAGATATGGTGGAAATGAAAACATGGTATCTTTTGCACAAAGTTATTACACAGATGGATCACTTAACATACCAGGCGACGGTGAACCAGAAGTAACTTACTTTGAATATGCGAGAGACCTTTGTGTAAGTTACATTTTACCTGGAGTTAACTTTAGTAACCTACAAAGTGTTACAAGCCAAGATTCATCTGGTGGTAGTGCTGAACCAACTGGAACAACAACATTTACATCACTTGCTAACGGGTTTATCAATACGCTAGATAACGGAATTATTAACTTGCCAACATTGGTAAGCAGTACTTACATATTTGCAGGATACACATATGATTCATACAAATGTGAAAGAGACATGGGTTACAACATAAATGGTTTCTTAAACGATTTAAGATATGCAGGTAACCAAGAATCAAGATTTAATGCTTCAAAATATTGGATAGGCTCAACACCACAAATTGATGGAGACAGACAACCTGAAATACTTGTAAAAAATCATATTAGAGATGTAATAAACAATTACATTTTAACTAGAACTGCATACACATCACAACAGTCACCGGTAGTAACTACACAGTACTTTGGAACTGTGGCTGGCGAAGCAGGTGCTTCAGCAAGAATTACAGCATTAACTTTTATCATTACAGATGTAATTGATAATGGCTTAGATAATTTACCAGCATTAGAAAGAAATGAAATAAGTTCAATCAAAGCACCAACTAAAATTGGTTTAGAAGATATTTTATTAATTACAAATACTACACGTAATAAAGTTTTATACAACTTTGCTGATGCAACCTTGGGTGCAGAAGTAACTTACGAGCAAGAAGAAGACGCAGACTTTCCTACATTTTTACAAAACACAGATACAATTACAACTGTATTCTTAAACTTTGATACAAGTTCATTTGCTTCAACAGATGAAATTCAAATGTTTGTTGAAGACAAAGTGATTAGAACAAGACCTTTTGACTTTGGTACAGATGCTATTGAAAGAATGAGAGTAGCACCTGCTCAATCAATGCTTGACGCTGACTTTGAGTATGGATTACAGCCTACGAAGTGGCAAGCCATTGGAACACAAAGAGGTTATCCTTCAATTTATGAAATTCCAGGAACTGACATTGATGTAGACGATGTTACAACTGATGCATCTGCAGGAACTAATGGTGTTGGTTCTTCATTGATCACAGTAAACACAACAGGTCCGCACAATTTTGAACCTGGTGATGCATTTACAATTATTGGTTTTACAAACGGTGTACCAGGAACAGGTAGAGCACAAGGTTCTTTTGTAGTAAACACAATTCCTACAAATAGACAATTTACATATTACGCAAAAGCAAAAGTTGGTGTATCTAATCCAACTACAATTAGCACAACATTTACACAATTAAGAGCGGCAGGATTTTATTCAGGAGCAACAATTGGTAGACCAACTTTCAGTGTATCATCAAACGGTGCAAATGGAAACTTTATTTTACCAATAGGTGGTCTTGCAGGAGTTTCAATCATTCCTTTCCAAGATTCACAATTACCTGAAATAGGTGCTCCGATTACTGGATCTGGTATGGCAACTGGTGCACAGATTACAGCAGTAACAGGTACAGGTTCAACACTCGCAACTCCAGAAATTGAAGGAGACTACACGGCAGGCGCAACAGAAATCAATGTAGTTGACTCTGCGGGAATTTTACAAAATAGTATTATTGATAGAGGTGATGGATTTGGTGTTGCAATTACAAATGTATCAGGAAATTCATTAACATTAAGTTCAGGTTTAACATCAAACTTAATTGGTGACAGAACAAACTATGCAAACATTGGAGGTTTCAATGTTAATCCAGCAGGACAAAATTTTGCTTGTGATGTATTCAATAATGCTGGTGTTTACAGTATTACTATTTCTAACTCAGGCGAAAATTATGAAGTAGGTGATGCGATTGTAATTACAGGAGACTTAATAGGTGGAGCAACTCCGGCTAACGATTTAACAATCAGTGTTGCTTCTGTAGATACAGGTGGTGAGATTTTAACATACACTTTAGACGGTGACGCATTTACTGGTTCAGGATCTAAAACAGCAATTTCAGGTACATACCAAAACGGAAATGGTACAGGTGGTGGCTGGGATATCACAAAAACTAATAACAGTTATTCAGCAAGTTTAAGAAATCCAAGTTTCACAACAGTAGAAGGTACAGTTTCTGGAGGTTCAGGATCAGGTATAGAATTAGATGTAACAATTAACAACAATTCCTACTCTGCGACATTGGGTAATGACGATGCAAGTGCAGGATACGTTGTAAATGATGTTGTATCAGTTGCTGGAGGAACGTTTGGCGGAACAAGTAACGAAAATTTATTTGTAAGGATCACAGGAGTAAATGGATCAGGTGGAGTTACAACTTTCACAACTTCAGGTACGGCTCCAGATGCTTTAGAAAGTTACAACATTGGTGTAAGTGATTATACAGCAAGTATATCAGGTGCAGGTGCTACATTTACAGTAACAAGAACTGGCACAACATATTCTGCAACAACAACTGGATTAGGATCAGGATTTGCAATTAATGAAACTTGCGTAATAGCAGGTACATTGCTAGGTGGATCAAGTCCTGCAAATGATTGTACAATTACAGTTGACGGTGTTGATGGTAGTGGAGGAATTATTCAACAAACTCCAACAGGAACAGCAGTAAACAGCAAAACATATTTAGATGTAGATTCAGGTTCAAACTTGATTGGTAATGGTGCGTCTTTTGACATTGCATTATCTGGAACTGCTTATAACACAATAACAGTTAACAGTGCAGGACAAAACTATGGTGTAGGTCAAGACATAGTAATACCTGGAACTGCTTTAGGTGGTGTATCACCAACACATGATTTAACAATTAACATTTCTACTTTAACATCTCCTGCAAGAGGAGTTGATACATTTACAAACAGTGGAACTGCGGCAAATGGTGGAACAGCAAACTATACAGTTGGTGATATCATTAAAGCAGAAGGTTCTAACTTAGGTGGTGTAACAGGAACAAATGATGCGTTAATTAAAGTTGCTTCTATTAATGGTGATTCATCTATAAACACATTTACAGTAACAGGTTCAGCCACAGATGCAGTAGTTGATTACACTAATCCAAACTACACAGGTGGTGACGGTGTTGGTGCAAATTTTGTTGTAACTAGAACAGGTACAGTTTACAGTGCAACGATAGATCCAGCAGGTACAGGATATAATGCTACAAACCAAATTGTGATTGCAGGTACAGATTTAGGTGGAACATCACCAGGAAATGATTGTACAATCACAGTAGATTCTGTAGATGGTGGTGGTGGTATTGCAACTATCACAGTAAGTGGTACAGCAGTTAACGTTCAAGACTATACTGATGCATCAGTAACTAACCAAGTAGGTCAAAGTGCATCATTTGATGTTACATTGAATGCAGGTACATATTCAATTGCAACAGCAAGTGCAGGTAATGATTATGGTGTTGATCAAACTTTTGTGATTGTAGGAACAGAATTATTTGGAACATCTCCAACAAACGATGCTACAATAACAGTAACTGGCGTTGATGCATCTGGTGGTATTACAGGAGCAAATATTTCAGGTACTGCTAACCAAGGTAGTGCAAGTACTTTAGGCATATCAGGTTCTAATAGACAGCCACAAGGTGTTGGTGCAACATTCAGTGTTCAAAGGTCTACAACTGCTTCTACAACAGCATACACAGAAGTAATTGTTTCAGGCACAGGATCAAATTATCAAGTAGGTGATAGAATTACATTACAAGGACAAAGTTTAGGTGGAAGTTCACCAGCAAATGACGTCACTGTTAGAGTTCAAGGGATAAACACAACAGGTGGAATTTTAACAAATACACACTCAGGTGTTGCGGCATCTGGTACAGGAATTTCAGTTTACTCAAGTGTAACTATATCTGAACCAACTTCAAGCAGTATTGCACAAAGCACACAATTAGTTTACAGTGCATTGGCAACTATGCAAGTTGATTTTGAAACACCACATGGACTTGTTCCAGGAGATGCTTTCTTGGTAACAATACAATCGGATGATGGTGCAAACAATCACTTGTTAGCATCAGGACCGTTTTTAGCAACGTCGATTCCTACATTGACACAATTACAATATCAAGTAAGAGCGCCAGGAACAATTACTGACTCTGCTTGGCAAGGATTTATATATGTAAGACCAGACTCATTCTTTGTTCACAGACCATTTGATGGTGGTGTTCAACTGGGTACAGGTGGTCCACAACATGGTGCACAGGCAATACGTCAATCTAAAAAATATATTAGATATCAATCAGGTAAAGGTATTATGTACACAACTGGTGCCTTGTTTGCACCAAGTTATGACTTGTTAAATGTTACTGCTGATGGAACAGCAGTAGGTTCAACAATTACAGTAACAACAGATGACACTGATCATGGATTACAAGTTGGATCAAGAGTAAGACTGATTGGTTTGGGCACATCAGGATATAACGGTTTCTACACAGTTGCAAGTGTTATTAGTGAAAGACAATTTACTGTATTAGCAGTTCAGTCTTTAGGAAGTACTGTTGCAGAATTTGAAGATCAACCTCAAGTATCGTTGTCTAATTGGAATGGTGCAACTGTTCGTTCAGGAACATTTGATGATCAAAATGGAATTTTCTGGCAGTATGATGGTGGAAATATAGCGGCTGTTCAAAGAACTTCAACAAGACAAATTACAGGTACAGTTACAGCCACACCAGACTCTAACTCAATAACAGGTGAAGGAACAAGATTCAGAGAACAATTAAAAGCAGGTGACAGAATTGTAGTAAGAGGAATGACACACGTTGTTGCTCAAGTAAATTCAAACACACAGATGTTTGTTACTCCAGATTACAGAGGTGTAAATGTATCAGCAGGTGTTAAGGCTTGTTTAGTTTTAGATAAGATTGCAAAACAAAGCGAATTTAACTTAGATACTATTGACGGTAACGGTCCAAGTGGATACAATTTTGATCCAGGTAAGATGCAGATGATCGGGATACAGTTTTCATGGTACGGGGCTGGATTTATTGATTTTATGACAAGAGGTTCAAACGGTGACTTTGTGTTTGCTCACAGAATGAGAAATTCAAACGTAAACACTGAAGCATTTATGAGAACAGGTAACCAACCTGTGCGTTATGAAGTTATAAACGAAGGTCCAAGTGGCAAATTAGAATCTAATGTAAATTCAACTGCAACAGAATTACCATTAGTAGAAGCATCATTCTTCCCAACTACAGGTGGAACAGTTTATGTTGATAATGAAATTATCACATTTACAGGTGTATCAGGAGATAAACTAACAGGATGTACACGTGCGGCACAGTTAACAAACTTTGCTTCAGGTGCCACAAGATCATATTCGGCTGGTCCGGCTTCAGAACACTTTAGAAACACAGGTGTTGTTTTAATATCTAACACAACATCACCTATTATATCACACTGGGGATCAGCATTCATTACAGATGGTAACTTTGATGAAGATAGAGGATACTTATTCAGTTACTCAGCATCAGGTTTGGACATCACAACAACAAGACAAACAGTATTCCTATTAAGACTAGCACCGTCAGTATCGAATGCATTGACAGGTGATTTAGGAGACAGAGACTTGTTGAACAGAGCCCAGTTGCTATTGGACGGACTAGAAATTACTTCAGATGAACCGGCTTCGGGTACTAATGGACAGATTGTTATTAATGGAATTTTGAATCCACAAAACTATCCAGTTGACCCAAGCGATATTGGTTGGACAGACTTAACTGGAGTTGCACAAGGTGGTCAGCCGTCATTTGCTCAAATTGCACCAGGTGGTTCAGTTACTTGGAACTCAGGTACAACAACTACCACAGCAACAGCACTTACAACAAACGCAATGACGTCAACAGCAAATCACTGGTTTAACTTAGGTGGTAACAGAAACTATGCATACTTTTTACAAAATGATTGGGAAAACAAAGGTCACGTAGTTGGTATGGAAGTTACATCTAGTCAATTCCCAGCAGGAACAACTGTTACACAAATTCAAGACAGAGGTTCATACTACTTGGTTTACTTCTCGCAAAGACACTCAGGTATAAGTGGCGGTCAAGCAGTAGATTTTAGTTATGGTGGAAATATTACAAACTCTAACTACTTGTTCTTCCAAGAAGCATCTTGGTTGGCACTTGGTGCTACAACAGGAACAGAAGTAGACTTTGCTACAAGTACAGAATTTCCAGCAGGTGCATCAGTAGTATCTGTTGCTTCATTGGCACAGTTTGGCGCAACAAATTACTATCGTGTAACGTTTAACCAATCCTTTAGTGGAACTATTGCAGGCGGTACAGCGATATCATTCCAGTTTGGTCAACCACCATACGCACAGCCAGGTCAGAGTATTTTCTCTTTCGTTGCACAGCCAGGTGAAAGATCAACATTATCACTTGCATCAATCCAAGAGTTAACAAACACTACATTAGGTGGTAGAGGTACTTTCCCTAATGGTCCAGACGTGTTGGCGATTAACGTTTATAGAACGGCAGGAACAGGTGGTGTTCCAGCAACAGTTACACTGCGTTGGTCAGAAGCACAAGCGTAATTCAATAATATTTTTTAAAGTAATTTTTTGGCTAGACTTTGTTGGTCAGCAGGACTGATTGGCGTTTTTTGTCCATCGCCAGGAATAACTCTGTAGTTGTCATCAGGATCATCCATTGTGCTAACTTCTGTAACACTACCAGTATCTGTTTGACAAATAAGTTGATGTGGCATCAATGGAGGATTGTGCCAAGTAGCACCAGTTTTCAATGGCTTTTCATATAACGTTGCTGTCTTTGTGTCAATATATCTTAATTTAAATTCACCATCATTAACAAACCAAGTTTCGTCTTTGTTTTTATGAAAGTGCATTGAAAATTTTGCATCTTTTTTAGTGAATACTAAAAACTTACCACAGTAATGTTCGTTGGATGCCCAAACAACTTCGTATCCCCAACCTTTTTCAATCTTACCTTCTTTATTAAAATTTTTCGACATATTGTTCAATTGTACTCCAATCTACGTTAACAAATTTATTTACTTTAGAATTGTCTGCCCGTGTGTAACTTTGGTAATGCTTTTTAATATTTTCTGGCATTGGTATTTCTTCTATTTTGGCATTAAATTTATTTGCCACTACTTCTGCCACGTGTTTAAAACTTACATTAGTGCCAGTGCCAACATTAAACACACCAGAGGTATCTGCTAACAGCATTTGTTTATGGACCTCACAAACGTCATGTACGCTTACAAAATCACGTGTATAATTTTCACTGCCACTAAAAATTTTAATAACTCCTTTTTGTTTTGCCTGTTCAATAAATTTACTGATCGGACTCATCTGATTTCCTTTGTGTTCTTCCATTGGCCCATAAACATTAAAATATCTAAATCCTTGAACCAAAACATTAAACTCACCTGCTTCTTTTACAAATCTGTCAAACAGATACTTGCTCCATGCATAAGGTGACTGTGGTGATACACCATCCTCTTCGTTAAATTTTTCTGTATTGCCATATACACTTGCCGAACTGGCGTATTGAAAATTAGTCCCCATCTGTTCACACATTTGTAACAAACGCATACTGTATTCATAATTCTGTGTTAAAATTTTATCTACATTAGTTTCTGTTGTAGAACTAATTGCACCTAAGTGAATAACCCAATCATATTTAGATGGGTCTGGATACACATTTGGCGTATATTCAAATCCTTCTACTGTGTGTTCTTTTTCAAGATGCTGTATTAAATTTTGTCCTATAAAACCAGCACCACCTGTAACTAATATTCTCATTTAAAAACCAAAGAATTGGAAATCACCTTTCCATTTAAATTTGTTGTAATAATCGTTGTCCATTTCAACCATGTTAACATCTAATTCATCATTTGTCAAATAGTGTTGAATAAATTCATTATTAGTTACATCAACGCCTAATTTTGGTGCTAAATGTTCTTTTATCCAGTTAGCATGAGTGCTTATTGATGGGTGCTTATCTTTTTCAATTTTTTTTCTTTTTGTAAAAAAACTAATAGGATCTTGATCTTTATAGGTAACATTTATCACTGGACTTTTTACATCATCAGCATATGATTGTATTGATTTTACCCAACCATTGTAAATGTCTTTGTTGTGTACAAACTCTTTATCTTGTAACAAACTAGGTACATCTACGCTACTTGTGACAGTCCATCTGCATGGTAAACTTTTTAAAAAATTTATAGTCATGCTAATATAATTGTGACTCATGTACATATAACTTTCTTCATTCCAGGTTTGTTGTATCCAAGGTTCCTCCACACTTTTCATCCAAATATTACCGCCTGCTCTCCAATTGCCAAAAGGCAATATACCCACTGAGTGCAGATCTAATCTATTGAAATCTGTAAATTGCACAACAACACAATCTTGTTCAGTAACTTTATTTTTTGTTAATGCTTCATTGACACGTTGCATTATTGCATTATTGCCAAGACCACTTATTGCCCAGTTCTGGTGTTCATCAAATTGATATCCAAACAAATCACTCCATGTGGGCCAGTAGTAATTTGTGTAACTGCAACCAAATGTAAAAAGTTTCATCTTAGTCTATCTTATCGCACCATTTAACAATTTCATTCCACTGTGCTTCAGACAATATATCTTTATACATTGAATCTTCATGGAATCTTGGAATAAAATTAATATTGAGTGCTACCCTTGAATTAGCATTTGTGCAAGTGGAACCTGAATGTTCCATGTTACTTGGAAACAACACAATTCTATTTGCTACACTTTCTACTTTATCTCCATCAGCAAAAGCAGTGTAACCATCATTTGTATTCATGTAATATATTCCTGTAATACTCAAAGGTACCATGCAATCACAATGATATCCATGCACGTAAATTTTTTCAGTTCTTGGAACCAAATTAGCCTTTATCCTTACAAAAGTATTAGGATGAATTTTATTAAAGATAGGAAACAACATCTGCCAATTATCCTGTTCAGTAACTATGTTTCCATCTTCCCGAAGCACATGATGGGTAAATTGATATTGATGTTTTTTACTTTCTTCTACAACCTGTGATTCGTCTACAACATAATTTTTAAAATACCAAGGAAAGTGTTCACCATAGTAACGGTCAATAATTACTTTTGATTCTTGTTCAGGCAACAAATTATCGATTATTATTTTATTATTTTGTATTTTTTTCTGCATTGTTTTTCACCTTCTCCATTATTTGTGTAGTAGAAAATCCTTCAACTGTTGGAAAAATTTTTACTTCAGCAAGTTCATTACCCACTGTGGTTTCTACTGTATAATCTCCGCCTTTTACAATAATGTCTGGAGAATATTCTTGAATTTTTTCTAATGGTGTATCATCTTCAAACATAACCACTTTATCTACCCATGGTAGTTGTAGTAACTGCTGTTCTCTCACATATGAATTATTGAAAGGTCGGCCCTCACCTTTTAATCTTTTTACACTGCTGTCGGAATTAATTCCTACAATTAAAATATCTCCCTGCTGTTTTGCAAATTTAAGCAGTTCAAAATGTCCTTTGTGTAAAATATCAAAGACACCATTTGTCCATACTACTGTATCTTCAATATCAGTTTTAGCAATTATTGAGACTCCTCTTTTTTGAATTATTTTTTGAGCACCTTTTACAGCCAATTCACAGCATGACACCATATCGTGTGTTTGTATGTAATGTGCAATCACAGCCAATACTGAATCTCCTGCACCACTCACATCTGCTATTTCTACTTCTTCGCCTTGAATATGTTTATGCGAATCTTTATTCACAACATGAATACCGTTAGCACCATCGGTGACTATAAGCCAAGTCCAATTATTTGCTTCGCAGTGGTGTTGTGCGGATTGAGTGTCAAACACTCCGAACCAGGATTCATATTCTTTCATATTTGGCTTTACTAAAAATGCACCAATGTATGCTGTAAAATCTTGTTTGGGATCTACATAAACATTTTTGCATTTTTCCAATATTTTTTGCACAGTATCTTTTTTGATTACGCCTTTGTTGTAGTCACTAACAATTACTGTGTCGCTTTCTGTTAAATCTGCAATTAATTTTTCCGCAGGAGTGTTTTCCTTGTATTGTTCTTCTTTATCCACTCTGATTAAATGTTGTCCGTTTTGACCTATAATTCTTGTTTTGGTAGTAGTATATTTGCTGTCCAAAGATAGATAGGATTTAACACTATTTTGCATCAGTATTTCACGTATTTTTAACCCTGGGGTGTCGCTACCCACGGAGCCATAAAGAGACGTGTGTGTGCCCAAATTTGACAGGTTTAATGACAGATTTCCAGCGCCTCCTACGTTATATTCTTTGCTAGATTCTTTGACAACAAGCACAGGTGCTTCGGGACTTACTTTTTGGCAGTCGCCGTTTACCCACGCATCTAACATAATGTCACCAATAATTTTAATCATCTAAAAATTTAAGTATTTTGAATACTGTATCTAATTTTGTTTGGTTTACTTTTGATTGCAAAGTTTTTCTTAAACCTTGGTGTAAAGGTTTGGGCCAATGGTTGAATGTACACCAGGCAAATCCATCGTGTTCTTTATTTAATTTTGGTAAAAATTCCGGACCTACAACACAAAGGTAAGTGTGATACAAAAACGCTTCATCATTGGATATAAAAGTTTCCATTGGTATTGTTTTTAAAATTTTTACGTCACCAATTTCTTCCTTAATTTCCCTTTTTAGACCTGCCCACGCTAATTCATCAGTTGTGGTTCCTCCAACAAGTCCCCACACTCTGTTTTGTTTGCTTTGTGTTCTGTGTAGCAGTAAAAATCTATTGGTCTCTTTAGAATAGAATAATGCACCGCACCCAATAATCTTCTCGGTCATACAGTTAATTATTTAGAGTTGAATTTGCCAGGTTCCTTTACGATATTCACCTTCAAATGACAACAGCCATTGTTCCCCTGTCCACTTGTATTGAATTCCGGTATTTAAATTGGTAATGAATTTGGTTGTAAACCCTTCACTGTCTTTAAGATTTGCACTGGCATCAAATAAGACTGTCCATGTAGATCCATTCCATTCAACGATATCGTTTTCATTCATGTCAGTCAATGAGTTGTTTGTGTTTTTCCATGCATCTGCATCGTTGTTTACATCTGCAAGAAGCAATAGTCTTGTGCCTGTTTGTTTAATATCTGACGGATTGAATTTAGTTGGGTCTATGATGTAATCAACTGTACCTCTTGAAGTGACTCCTGTGAATACTGTATCTGTTGGAATCGTGTCTTCGTCCCAATTAATAATAAGTTGATTTTCATTAAGTTCGTTAACAGCAAAAGTACCGCTTACTCTTTGATTAATATCTTGTCTATTCAATAATATTCTACTTAATCCTGCATTGTATTTTCCTGGTAATGTTTTAATAATTTTATTCCAATTCACTGCTCCAGCAATACCTTTATCTATTACTTGACCAACATTATTCATTACTAATAAATCATATCCAATAGCAGTTGTGGCAATCACAGCATCTGCATCTTCTTTTGTTGTAGTACTAGAATCAATTGTGCCATCTGCACTTTTTGTAATTGTTGATTTAACACTTTTAGAATAATCATCTGAGTATGCTTGTAGTTCAGGCATAGTCTGTCCCAGGTCAATATTACCTGTTCTTTCATTGTATATACTTGCGATAATTTGTGTAACAACGCCTAATTTTTTTACTTTTGTTGGAGGAGATATGTATATAGGTGTTGTGAAATTTAAAGTAGCAACATCAATTTCAGACTCAGTACCTGTTGGAATACTTCTGCTACTAAAATTAATACTTGCAATTTCTACGACACTTAAACTTGTCCAATCAACATAGTTGTCTGTTGTTTGAATTTCTAAACTAGGATTAAACAACATTAAGATTTGCTCCATAATTTGTAATTTTTGTTCTGTATTTGTAGTCCATAAATCAACTGCAACACTCAATGTATATGGAGTTGGCATCAACCTTTCAACTGTATAATTGTTTCCTTGGGTATTAAGGTATTCATTATTATCACTGTCATAAGCACGTTCTCTAAGATGCACTTTAGAAATATAAGAAGCATCTGCAAGTCTTGATCTATCTAATTCTAAATTAGTAACGTAAACTCCCATACGAGGAGCACTCATTATTTTATTTTCACTGTTATCTCGCATAATATGAGCAACTTGTCTAGTAATGTCACCATACATCACTGGTATTGTTCGCAATGCACCATCACCATCTTTGAAATTAAAATTACTCATTAATCTGACAATTTGAGTAATATATCTACGTATTTGTCCGTCGTAAAAAAATTGCATTAATCTTTACCTTCTATTGATGTTCCTTTAAAAGGATCATTTTCTATATTTCTATTATTTTCGTTGAACTTATTTCCAGTTGGTTCATAATATGTTCTTACTTTACCCATATAAGACTTTGTAACTTTCTTAAGTCCTTGCGGCTTGGCAGTGTGTGCCATAGGTATTCCAGCAAATCCAAATAATTCTCTTATTTTCATTAATTATCCGCCTGTGGTCGCAACGCTTTAGAAAGGCTTTGTCTTTCTTGTTGTCTTGTTTTGTATAATTCAACATTCCATTTGCCGTCAAAAGGTATTTTTTCTTGCACATCACTTATAATAGGCAATGTTATAAACACCTTATTATTAGATGATGTAATCAAATTTGTATGATCGGCTATTGCATATGTAATTTCTCTTGTGTCTAATTTCAACAATAGAAAGTTTGCTGATGTAACTGGATACGGAATAGTTGTGGTAATTGTTGTTGCATCTTTTGTAAGAGTAACAACATCTGTAGCAACACGTCCAGAAAATACGTAATTGTTATTGTTTATAAATTTGGTTTTCATTGTGTTTCTCGTGTTTGTATTTGTCAATGTCATACGTAAAGCATCTTCCATTTTGACCCAACGTGAGCCATCATATCTGAACAATCTATTGGGCATAAAATCAGTTCGTAGAAAATAATCTCCTTTTACAGAACCTGTTGGGAAGGATATACCATGACCAAAAACTTCTCCATTTGGTGCTAGACCATCGCCTAGTAAATATCCATCATAACCCGTTCTTTCGGGCGTTTGTTCAACTCTATCTGCTAATTCATTGAGTGTAGAAGTGTCTAACTCTGTTGTATCAGTCGTAACTAACTCACGTTTTCCATTTTCATCAACCTGCAAAGTATATAAATGACTTGTATCATAACCGGATTTACTTGCATCTGCTTCTGCTTGTTGGACAACAGCATTGTTAATATTCATTTCTGTTTCATATGTAGAAAGAACGTCACGTAATGTTTTACCATCTCCGTTACCAGCATCTTGTTTTAGAATATCTTTGAATTCTTGTGAGTCATAAATTTGTTTTAGTTTAACTCTGTAAAGATGAGGCCACCAAGTTTGGCTGAATCCTTCACTTGCTCTGTTTACATCTTCAACAACATAAAATCTTTTCAATGCAACGTTAAAATCATTGAGAGCATATTCGTCTTTCAAGTGAGGCAATTCAAATACATCACCTGGCATAACTTTTCTTCCTAATGTTTTAACACTATAACTGATAGGTACAGTCATAAACAATGTGTCATTTTGTAGGAACAAGCCAAACTGACTCATGTCAAAGTCAACGTCTTGAACGTTGTAAATGCCTCTTAATCTATAAATGTTTTCGTCGTATTTTCTATCTCTATTCTCTAAGAACAGCAAATCTTGGATATTTGTTTCTTTCACAGCGTCATACCTAGGCTTATCAGCAGTGGCTTCGGATTCGTCTGGATTACGAGGCCCTAGATATTTGTGAACATAAACGTCTGTTCCACCCACGGTGAACATTTCGTTAATATTCTTGTCTAAAAACGTGTAATCTGGACCTTTTTCTGGTTTATATAAACTGATTCTCGGCATACAGCATATTTATTAATAGTTCAAGGCATATAAATATAAGAAATGAGTACGCAATTCAACACACAAAAACAAGAGATATTCGACTACGTTTTCCGTATGTTGGGTGGTGGTATGATCGATGTAGAGTTAGATCCAGACCACTACGAGACAGCAATTAAAGACGCATTCGACAGATATAGACAGAGATCTGACCATTCAGTGGAGGAATCATATCTATTCATGCCCACTGTGATAGATCAAAACACATACACTTTACCTAACGAAGTAATGGAAGTGAGAAAAATTTTTAGACGTTCAATTGGTTCAAGAACAGGTGGTGGAGATGGTGGTACACTGTTTGAACCATTTAATCTAGCATACACAAACACTTATCTTTTAGCAAGTACAAACTTGGGTGGATTAGCAACCTACAATGCTTTTGCCCAGTACCAAGAATTGGTAGGAAGAATGTTTGGTTCTTTTATAGAATTCAAGTGGAACAACACAAATAAAGAATTAACACTACTCCAAAGACCAAGAGCAGAAGAAAATTTATTGTTGTATGCATACAATTACAGACCAGATTCTGAATTATTAAACGATTATTTGGCACAGAAATGGATCAAAAATTACACTTTGGCAATATCAAAATATATGCTAGGTGAAGCCAGAAGCAAGTTTAATACTGTTGCAGGGCCACAAGGTGGAAGTTCGCTGAACGGTGATGCCCTTAAACAAGAAGCCTCTTCAGAATTAGAAAGACTGGACCAGGAATTATCGACACAAACAGCAGGTGGTGTGGGTTACAGTTTCACAATTGGTTAATTCATAGTTGACATTATCATAATTTTGTTGTAATATCGTAAGATATGCAACACAAAATGATTCCTTTATTTTCCGTGCCTTTGTTTAAAACAAACATTGGTCCATTAGACGCTATTGAAAGAACCTGGATTGATAGTTTAGAGTATCCACCAAAAGCAGTAGCAAGAGACAAATCAGATGAACATCTACCAATGGTAAACAGAGGAATGCACATTCTAAATAGTGGACAGTTAAAAAACACAAAAATAAAAATACAAAATGCACTTGAATATTTTACAAAGACAGTGATGGGTGTCGAACAAAATTTTAGAATTACAACCAGTTGGATTAATAAAATTCCAAAAGAGGATTGGATACAACAACACTCACACGCAAACAGTGTAATAAGTGGAGTCTATTACATAGAAACAACACCTAATTGTTCACCAATTGTTTTTAACAAACCATTTTTATACACAAATTTTATACATCAAACAGTTCAAATTACATTTGATGAAAACAATAAAAATCAATACAACAGTGATCACATTGGAGTTCAGCCCGAAACAGGAGACCTTTTATTGTTTCCATCGTGGCTAGAACACACTGTAAATCCACAACAACCAGATGTTGAAAGAATAGGGTTAGCATTCAATTGTTTTCCTACAGGAAAATTTGGAAAAGGAACTTATCAATTAGAATTATGATTATAGGAATATGCGGACTTATTGGTTCGGGCAAAGACACAATCGCAGATTACTTGGTTACAAATTATAATTTTAAGAAACTATCTTTTGCAGATAAACTTAAGGACAGTGTTGCCACAATGTTTGATTGGGACCGAGACCTATTGGATGGCAAGACAGACGAATCAAGAGCATGGCGAGAAAAGGAAGATGCATACTGGACCAAGGAACTAGGTTATAGTGTGACACCAAGA